CAGTAGTTGCAGCTGCAGTAGATACACCTTGACCAACTGATGTACCAAGGGCTTGTTCTGCCGCTGCTTTATTTCTAATAACTTCTGAGGCAAATTTAGCCTTAGCTGCATCTTCTGCTGTCTTTTCGGCTAATGCGTGTCTGGCAGAACCAAGCACACCACCAGCACCAAACTGATTACCTAGATTAGCAGAGGACATACCAACATCTAACTTAAGTGCGTCTTGTAGTTCAGCTGCACCACCTGTCTGAGCCATTTCTTTTAGTCGGGCTTGTTGCTCTGCTAATGTACCTAAGCCACCAGCACCTGTAGATGAGATAGTACTGCCCATATCAAAAGCAGCTTGTTGGTTTTCGGTAGCACCAGCAACTCGACCTAACTCGCCTGATGCATATTTATTTTCAGCTTCAGCTTGCACTCTTTGTAGGGCAGGTCTTGCCCATTCTGGGATTGTCTCAACTTCTCGGGTAGTCCCACCACCACCACCATATTTTTTAGTTACTTTATATTTCATTCTAAATCCTTTCGCATTACCACGTAGGCTTGCTTAAATCCGGGTACATATTGAGGTAAGACTTTAGCCCAACCTTGCCGTCCCCATTGTTCAATCGCTTTACAACCATTGTCCCGAGCAAACTGCTCTACGGTTGGAAAGACTTTAGATTGTTCTTCAAAGTTACTGCCACTAAAGGCAATAATGTGAAGTGTTTTATGTTGTGTATATTGTAAAAATTCAGTTAAACCAACTCCTACAATAGTACCATGATCAACAACTGCCCAACATTGAGCAATATTGACAAGTACTTTAGTTAAATAGTCTGTTAGTGTAGACTCTCCTTGTCCATGCTCAATTACTTGACGTAGATACCGAGATAATGTAGGCCAGTTTTCTACTGTTTGTTCTTTAGTTAGTTGTTGTATTTGCATATTTGTTATTTACATACTGGTGCAGATAAGCTTAAAGGGTTAACACCATCAGGAATCATTGAGGGATCAAGGATTTCGTTGTTATCCTTATCGCGTAACGCATGAATACAGTAAGCTACTGTTTCATCGGTAAGTGCTTCTAACTCATGGACTTTATCCTTGTGGATATAAATCATATGAGGTGCAGTAAATTCAGTAGCAATACCCTCAACCGTTACTTTTAATTTACCTTTAGCAAGTAATGTAAGATGATCGAATTGGTGTGTGTGACCGATCTCGGTGTCGCCAGCTTTTTCAAATCGCATCATGCGTGAAAAAAGATTGGCAACGCAGCCAATGTGAACAATGGGTGTACTCATAAAATGCTACCGAGAATTTCTCCGGATGAGGGTGTTGCTGTGATTTGCGGCGGAGGAGGCGGCGGCACGTATTCGGCAACAGGGCCATGCGTACCCGCAGACAACTCGGCAAAAAGCGTTCTCCCATGTTCCTCACTGTCATTTTGACTGGCGGTAAAAGGGATAGGGCCGAATTTTTCGTGCGTGACAACACAGTCAATTGCTGTATTTTCTTCGTTTGCCCAAGCGGGGTTTTGAATGTTTGTAAACATATTAAGAAATCCTCATCCAAAGTGTATTATAGGCAGAGCCATAACCATCATTGCCAACGAATCTATTGCAAGCAACCCAAGTACCGCCAAGTCCGGGATTTATTACACCTGATAAATTTGGAGCAGTACTCGCAGTTAACGGAATAGCAGGATGTACGCGCAGTGCTGACCCCGCTACCGATGTTCCGGCTCCGTAAGTAGTCTGGCCAACTGTTGCTGTTGACCAGCCAGCAATGATGTTACCAACCGCACCATAAGACGGAAAGTGGAGTGGCGGCAGTAGACTGCGTTGTGCCATTGTTGAAAAGAATATCGGTTCCCCGTACGGTTACTGGCATAATAGCCTCCAGTTAAAATTAATCATATAAGTCCTTATTAATAAACAGTAAAACCATCTGTAGGGTGCATAGAAAATTTTAAATCACCAGTAGACGTTTTAAAATAAAGTTGTCCTGAAACTTCTTCGACTAACCAATTTGTTGTTACAAGTTTTGTTGAGTTTGTAGCATTAGTAGCTGTATTAGCACTACCTGTAATACTAATATTCCACGTACCAGATGCATCACCACCAGTTCTTGTTGGTACATTTAAGTTAGCTCTGGCACCTGTTTCACTAGTTGCATTTGTACCTCCTTTTGCAATAGGTACTTGTGAGCTAAGTGCATTAGGGTCTACTTGCCCGGATGTATTTAAGTTATTAGCAAAGTTAGCTAAGTTACTTGCTTGTGTCATATATCACCTTTTAATCTTTTAACTTCTTGTTGTAGTTCTTCAATCTGAGATTGTAACTCTAAAAACATATCTTTAATAGTTGCTTTCTTTTCAATCTCAATAGGTAAATCATAACCTAGTACACCAGCAGAACTTAATGATCCTACCGATGCAGGGCCAGCACTAGTAAAAGAAGCGTATTGAGCAGGTTGTCCAGCAAAGTTTAATGGATCAACTAAATTTAAACTATAGGCTAAATCCGTAGCTCCCGGTATCGTATAGTCAGATGTTGGTTTTAATAGTACCCCATTAAACCATATCAAAGAAGAGTTTCTTTGGTATGGAGTTGGGTAACTAATAATATTAGTTCCTGAAATTTTCTCTGAATAGTTTTCTGTAAAGATCAGTGCATTAGCATTGTTCTTAACGAACTCGACAATAGTTAGTATGCCACCAGTTGCTGGTGATTTAAGTTGATAACCTGCATTACTTGCTAAGTAAGTATAATCAGTATCTACTAATAAAACACCATTAATAAATAACAATTCACTACCATCAACAGATGGTCTATTAACAATAGTTTGTCCATTTGTTAATGTAACATAACTATATGTGAATGGAACTTTATCGTTAGATGTTACTGCATCAATTAACCTGATATAGTAAGCCATCATAGACTCACCACCGATACATGCTTGAGCTAATGTTAAATTAGTGCTAGTACGGGTATAGTCAGTACCATTCTGAAGAAGAATACCATTTTGAAATAGTAATACTTGATTAGGTTGTGCATTAGAAAAGGTGAATACGGACTGACCAGCAGCTGCATTAACCATACCTAAGCTAAATCTAACCTGATCTAAAGCACCAGCCTTAACTATCCTTCCAAATTGATCTACGTTAATTTCTGCTGTGGTTGCAGGATCAAATGAGAATCCACCCGAGTTTGCACCCTGACCATAAGGGTCTAAGTTAATATTATAAACACCTGTAGTGGTTTGTGTATAACCAATTCTACCATCAGTAGGTGAACTCAAGTCTGTAACAACAGTACCAGATCGACTATATACATCAATGTAATTAAAAGAATTACTTTGATCAGTTACATTATACCATCCTGTAGAGTCAGGCGCTTCAGTATTAGTATCAAAAGATACGATATTATTACCGATACTTCTAAACCAAAGTTTACGTACGCTTTCTCCAAAGGTGCCATTAGCACTAAACCATATAAAGTCATTAGCAGAAATATTATCGTAAAGAATATCTGAGGCTAACAGACCAAAGTAGGTTTTACCAGTAGCTGTATTACTTAAGCCTGAACCAATAATACTATCCGCATATTTAACTAACAAATACCTTGAAGATGAAATAACACTTAGTGGATCTTCATTAATAATACCAATACCATCAGTAACACTAAAGGTACTTACATCTAAGTTAACAAAACTATTGTCAGTATATAGTACTAAACCTATAGGTTTGTTTTCATAAGGTACTATATCAATACTTCTACCACCATAACAGCGATAATATAACTCAAATGTTATTCCAAAAGAAAATGGTGACCACTCATAATCCTTGGGGTCACTTGACGCTGTTTGGTTATCAGATGTATAAATACCATAAAAGGTTTTATTAATAGGGCTTGTACTAAAACCACCTCCAGCGGAATCAGTAGCATACCTTATTGTTAAATACTTTTTATATTCAACAGTTAATCTATCAAGATCTAATGATCTAACAGGGGCTAAAATCCAATCAGCATCATCTGGTGGTTCGATACCTACATAAAAACTTACTTGTCTATTACCTTGTTTAAGTAACCATAAATATTTATTAAAACCAAAACTACCTTCTACAGGTATCCACGTATAGTCTGCCGGGTTAGTAGATTCGGTAGCTTGTGTTGTATTGTAAATACCAAAGAAAAGTCTACTAGTAGGTACATCCGAAATATTTGAACCAGTATTATCATCTGCATACTTAATACTTAGGTATCTATAAAGAAAACCTAAAATATTGTTATTACCATCAGTGATAATACCAGTATTTTCATCTGCAGTAACACCTTGGTTTTCTTGTAAAGCATTAATACCTAAATAAACATTATATAGGTAGGAATCTAAATCAGCATTACCAGTGTATGGTGGAATTAAAAACATAATTACCTCCGGTCAGCAAGCTTAGCATCAAAGGCATATAATGGAAGTCTCCAGTTACCCATAGAAGAAATTTTAAAGTTCATAATACGACCATTTACCCTTGGATCAACTTTATAACCTTGTGATCTTTGATTATTTGGTTCAAATACAAATAAATCTTCTGAGGTAAATTCTGGATTATCTACATAATTATTTTGAGCTTTGACGTAAATATTAATTTCGGAATCTAAAGGTACCGTATCAAATACAGGATATAAGGAGTTAATTAAACTACTTGCACTAACTTGACCTGTGTTTAACTTTCTCTTTTCAATATAAGACTCATAAGGTACTAAATTAGTACCATTCCACATTACATATGAATCATCAGTAATAAGTGTTTGAGTAGTATTAGTAGTCATATATAATACTTTATTACTGTACTGCCATTGATTAGCAATATTACTAGGTCCATTAAATATCCAAGACACATTTGATAATTGTCTTTTAGTCCATGTATTGCTTTTATAATTAAAAATTAAAGCTTCATTACAAACAGTTGAACTACCTTTAGGATAGTTAATCCAGATTTCTTTATAAAAGGGATTTCTTACCACTTGTACTTTATTAATAGCTGACCTATTTAAGTTTCTAAAGAAATATCTTTTAACTCTACCATCTGCAATAGGTTCAATTTGTCCTGATCCACTATGAATATAAATATCATTATTATCTACTACAAAATGCCTACCTTCAAACTCAACAACGCAGTCGGTATTTAAAATACCATATGAGTCAGAGTAACCACTTACATTAGCTCTACCTTGGTTAATAGACAACATACTGATACTATCAGATGTATAAATAAACATGTTGCCACGAAGGGTAGCCATATCTAGTACTGGTGAAGTTGAGGATAATTCAAACTCATCAGCAGTATCAGTAGTTAAACCGGGTTGCCATGTTTGTGGAATACCACCAGTAGGTGCTTGTACAGATACTCTAATAGTACCTGGTGCATAAGTAATTGTACCACCAGAACTAATAGTTAAATTACCAGCCACTAATGAATAATTTAATGCACGAATTACTTTGGCAGTTACTGTTAGTCCTGCGGTGTAATTCCAGTTTGGTAGTGGTTGTAATGCATTGCTTGCGTTAACACTACCGAACAAACAATATAATGGGGTTGATTTACCATTGTTAAATACAACAGCGTATCCACCATTAAAATAAGTAAATTGCCAGTCACTGTTTGCATATTCAGTAGCGGATGAACTGAACATGCTTGACTGATTACCAGCGGAATCTATACGAATAAAGTTACCATTTTTAGCAAAGATATTATATCCCTGATCTGGTCTTCTCCAATGCACACCAAAATCGGGTGCGATACTTACTACTCTACCAGTAGTTTCTCCGGTAATTGTTTGAACAGAATCATCAAAAAATCGTACATTAAGAACATCTGTAAAGGTGTTTGGCGGTACGATCATTTGAGGTGCATCTGTGTTTAAACCACCGGAACCTAATTGTTTAATTTGTTCTGACATATACGATCTCCATATTAAATCTTTTCTTTAATAAAGGCTCTTACTAATTGACCAACAATATCTGACCTTACGATATCGTCTACTGTAAACTTTACAATAGGGATTTCAATATTATGTTTCTCACAGATTTTACAAAACTTAATAATATTAGACCCATTATCAATATCTGACTGAGTAGCATCACCCATAAGAATCATCTTAGAGTTTTCACCTAATCGAGTTGTAATAGCTTTTAATTCTTCGATTGTAAGGTTTTGGCATTCATCAACTAGCACTAAAGAATTTTCAAATGATCTACCTCTAATAGTTTCAAGAGGCTGTAATTGAAGAATATTCTTTTCTAAAATATAATCGTATTTAGTTTTGCCTAGTTGTTTTTCTAGTACACTAATTAATGGTAATAACCAAGGGGTTAGTTTTTCATTAATATCACCAGGAAAGAAACCTAAAGATCTACCTGTTGGTACGTTACTACGGGTAAGAATAATATGATCATACTTACCTGTTAAATATAATTGAGCTACTTTAGAGGCAGCACAATAAGTTTTACCGACACCAGCAGCGCCTAGAGTGACGGTAATAGGGAATTCATGAATAGCGTCTAACAGTAGACGTTGATTTTCCGTTTTAGGTTGAATATGAAATGAACGTTCATCACGTTGAATACGTTCACTACGCTGCTTATGTACTCTTTTCAATTTATAATCCTTAACTACAGATTACCATTTAACTTTGTTTGCCCAATAAGCTGCGCTTAATGGACCCTTAGCAATATCTTTAGCATGTCTCGCTTTGAATGACTCTCTGCGATTACGATATGATTCAGACTCGCCTTCTTTTTTAGGGCTACCTTGTGTACCTTGTTCACCAAACCTAATAAGTCTTACTTTAGTACCTTCTTTAACAAGTACAGCATGAGACTTAGTAGGGTGACTGGGTGTCCGCTTAGGTTTATTATAGCCCTCGAATTTTTCACCTGCATATTCAATCATTGTTGTTTCCTATTAGGTTCCGCCTACAGGCCAGAAGTGATTGTTTTAAGATTTCGGCTTTGGAAGCTTCCCCGATAAGAAATTCTGCATCCTCTCTAAATAGTTGTTCTCCAGTGCTTCCTGTTCCTGAGCAGA